GATGCGTCAGAACCCTATTGATGTTCTGTATCGTCCAAAGGACGGAGCAAGCCCTGACGCTGCTGATGTGCTAATGGGCATGTATCGCACAGACATGCGACACAATACGGCAAAAATCGCGGTCAACGTCGCTGTTCGTGAGCAGATTGAATCTGGCGTAGGTGCGTGGCGTCTGGTCACTGACTACGAAGATCAAAGTCCGACGAGCAACAATCAGGTTATCCGTCGAGAGCCTATCCATAGTGCCTGCTCCCATGTTATCTGGGACAGCAACAGCAAACTGATGGATAAGTCTGACGCCCGTCACTGCACAGTTATCCACTCAATGAGCCAGAATGGTTGGGAGGATTTCGCAGAAAAATACGACCTCGATGCGGATGATATTCCATCATTCCAGAACCCCAACGATTGGGTATTTCCATGGCTGACGCAGGACACAATTCAGATCGCTGAGTTTTACGAAGTGGTCGAGAAGAAAGAGACGGCGTTTATCTACCAAGACCCGGTTACGGGTGAGCCGGTAAGCTACTTTAAGCGCGATATTAAAGACGTCATCGATGACCTGGCTGATAGTGGATTTATCAAAATTGCAGAGCGCCAGATTAAGCGTCGCCGGGTATACAAATCGATTATCACCTGCACTGCTGTACTCAAAGACAAGCAGCTCATTGCTGGCGAGCATATCCCCATTGTTCCGGTGTTCGGAGAGTGGGGCTTCGTTGAAGATAAAGAAGTGTATGAGGGTGTCGTCCGCCTGACAAAAGACGGCCAGCGTCTGCGCAACATGATTATGTCGTTCAACGCCGACATCGTGGCCCGCACTCCGAAGAAGAAGCCGTTCTTCTGGCCTGAGCAGATTGCAGGCTTTGAGCATATGTACGACGGTAACGACGATTACCCATACTACCTGCTCAATCGCACTGACGAAAATAGTGGAGACCTTCCGACTCAGCCGCTGGCATATTATGAAAACCCGGAAGTGCCGCAAGCCAACGCCTACATGCTGGAAGCAGCAACCAGCGCAGTAAAAGAGGTTGCCACTCTCGGAGTTGATACAGAAGCGGTAAATGGCGGACAGGTTGCGTTTGATACCGTCAATCAACTGAATATGAGGGCTGACCTTGAGACATACGTGTTTCAGGATAATCTGGCTACCGCCATGCGCCGTGACGGAGAGATTTACCAGTCGATAGTTAATGACATCTACGATGTTCCTCGCAACGTTACGATTACCCTTGGGGATGGCAGCGAGAAAGATGTTCAGCTAATGGCTGAGGTTGTTGACCTTGCTACTGGAGAAAAGCAGGTACTAAACGATATCAGGGGGCGCTATGAGTGCTACACGGATGTTGGACCATCATTCCAGTCCATGAAGCAGCAAAACCGCGCAGAAATTCTTGAGTTGCTCGGCAAGACGCCACAGGGAACGCCAGAATATCAACTGCTGTTGCTTCAGTACTTCACCCTGCTTGATGGTAAAGGTGTTGAGATGATGCGTGACTATGCCAACAAGCAGCTTATTCAGATGGGCGTTAAGAAGCCAGAAACGCCCGAAGAGCAGCAATGGTTAGTAGAGGCGCAACAAGCCAAACAAGGTCAACAAGACCCGGCAATGGTTCAGGCTCAGGGCGTACTCCTGCAGGGGCAGGCTGAACTGGCTAAAGCTCAGAACCAGACGCTGTCCCTGCAAATCGATGCAGCTAAAGTCGAAGCGCAGAACCAGCTTAACGCTGCCAGAATCGCAGAAATCTTCAACAACATGGACCTCAGTAAACAATCTGAGTTTAGAGAGTTCCTTAAAACCGTTGCTTCATTCCAGCAGGACCGCAGCGAAGACGCTCGCGCAAATGCTGAGTTACTCCTTAAAGGCGATGAACAGACGCACAAGCAGCGAATGGACATTGCCAACATCCTGCAATCGCAGAGACAAAATCAACCTTCCGGCAGTGTAGCCGAGACACCTCAATAAGAGAGAGTTAATCATGGAACCAACCACCGAAATTCAGGCAACTGAAGACTTAACCCTGTCCGGCGATCATGCAGCGGCATCTGCTGATAGCTTAGTTGTCGATAATGCCAACGACAATGCAGGTCAGGAAGAGGGCTTTGAGATTGTACTGAAGGACGATGAGACAGCACCAAAACAAGACCCGGCAAAGAACGCAGAATTCGCCCGCCGCCGCATCGAGCGCAAACGACAGCGCGAGCTTGAGCAGCAGATGGAGGCAGTTAAACGCGGAGAATTGCCGGAGAGTTTACGGGTAAACCCTGACCTTCCTCCTCAGCCAGACATTAACGCCTATCTGTCAGAAGAAGGCCTGGCTAAATATGACTACGACAACAGCCGTGCGCTTGCCGCTTTCAATGCTGCTAATACCGAATGGCTAATGAAAGCGCAGGACGCCCGCAGCAATGCCGTAGCAGAACAGGGCCGCAAGACTCAGGAGTTTACCCAGCAATCAGCGCAATACGTCGAAGCTGCCCGCAAACACTATGACGCGGCGGAAAAGCTCAACATCCCTGACTATCAGGAGAAAGAAGACGCATTTATGCAACTGGTTCCGCCTGCGGTTGGGGCCGACATTATGCGCCTGTTCCCGGAAAAGTCCGCCGCGCTCATGTATCACCTGGGGGCAAACCCGGAGAAAGCCCGCCAGTTACTGGCGATGGATGGGCAGTCCGCGCTGATTGAACTCACTCGACTATCCGAACGCTTAACTCTCAAGCCTCGCGGTAAACAAATCTCTTCCGCTCCCCCTGCTGACCAGCCTATTACCGGTGATGTCAGCGCAGCAAATAAAGATGCCATTCGTAAACAAATGGATGCTGCTGCGAGCAAGGGAGATGTGGAAACCTACCGCAAGCTAAAGGCAAAACTTAAAGGAATCCGATAATGGCTTTGAACGAAGGTCAAATTGTTACACTGGCGGTAGATGAAATCATCGAAACCATCTCCGCAATCACTCCAATGGCGCAGAAAGCCAAGAAATACACCCCGCCTGCTGCTTCTATGCAGCGCTCCAGCAATACCATCTGGATGCCTGTAGAGCAAGAGTCACCCACTCAGGAGGGCTGGGATTTAACTGATAAAGCGACAGGGTTACTGGAACTTAACGTCGCGGTAAACATGGGAGAGCCGGATAACGACTTCTTCCAGTTGCGTGCTGATGACTTGCGAGACGAAACTGCGTATCGTCGCCGCATCCAGTCTGCCGCTCGCAAGCTGGCGAACAACGTTGAGTTGAAAGTCGCAAACATGGCCGCCGAGATGGGTTCGCTGGTTATCACCTCCCCTGATGCCATCGGCACTAATACCGCAGACGCCTGGAACTTTGTGGCCGACGCAGAAGAAATCATGTTCTCCCGCGAACTTAACCGCGACATGGGGACATCGTACTTCTTCAACCCTCAGGACTACAAAAAAGCGGGTTACGACCTGACCAAGCGTGACATCTTCGGGCGTATTCCTGAAGAAGCATACCGAGATGGCACCATTCAGCGTCAGGTCGCTGGCTTCGATGATGTCCTGCGCTCTCCGAAACTTCCTGTGCTGACCAAATCCACCGCAACTGGCATCACTGTATCCGGTGCGCAGTCCTTCAAGCCTGTCGCATGGCAACTGGATAACGATGGCAACAAAGTTAACGTTGATAACCGTTTTGCTACCGTCACCCTGTCTGCAACTACCGGCATGAAACGCGGCGACAAAATTTCGTTTGCTGGCGTTAAGTTCCTTGGTCAGATGGCTAAGAACGTACTGGCTCAGGATGCGACTTTCTCCGTAGTCCGCGTTGTTGACGGTACTCATGTTGAAATCACGCCGAAGCCGGTAGCGCTGGATGATGTTTCCCTGTCTCCGGAGCAGCGTGCCTACGCCAACGTTAACACCTCGCTGGCTGATGCAATGGCAGTGAACATTCTGAACGTTAAAGACGCTCGCACTAATGTGTTCTGGGCTGACGATGCTATTCGTATCGTGTCTCAGCCGATTCCGGCTAACCATGAACTTTTTGCAGGTATGAAAACTACCTCATTCAGCATCCCTGATGTTGGCCTGAACGGTATCTTCGCTACGCAGGGTGATATTTCAACCCTGTCCGGCCTGTGCCGTATTGCGCTGTGGTACGGCGTAAACGCGACACGACCGGAGGCAATCGGTGTTGGCCTGCCTGGTCAGACTGCGTAACTAACAGGGGCTGCGGCCCCTTTCTTTATGGAGTGGCTATGAAAATAGCAATCTATAAGCCCGGTGGAAGCATCATGGTATGGGGCGTCATGGCTCAGATGAAGGTCATCGACTCCAGCGAACTTCCGGAATATGTCAAAGATGGCTGGCTTGATCATCCATCAAAGCTG